TAAAAGAAATGTGGTTAGCCAACGGGATGTCTCAGGCCGAAGTTGATACGAAGTATCAGCAGGCGATACGCGAGATTGATGAGTGGGAAATAATCGAATATCCAGCGATAGCGCTTGAGGATGAGTATTTGAATCTGGATGGTACGGTTACTACCACACCGAATGATGACAAGTCAAAGTTCCTTCGATTGAAAGGCGGAGCATTGCATCCTGATAGATTCGACTATACACGATTGATGAAGACTAAGAGGAGCTTGCAGCCGAGGCATTGGAGTGCTTTGTACCAGCAGAATCCGATTCCTGAAGAAGGGATGTTTTTCACCAAAGGGATGTTTCGATTTGAACAATCACCCACATTTATTGAACTACCGATTGTTATTATGTGGGATTTAGCTATTGGTTTAAAACAACAGAATGACTATTCTGTTGGTGTCGTCGGTTGTCTTGACCAGTATGATCGAATTCATATACTGGAAATGGTGCGCGGTAAGTGGGATACTCATGGAATTGCCGAAGCTATGTTGGCCCTTTATGGTAAATATAAACTCATGAGTATAGGGAATATTCAGATGGGTATCGAATCTGGTTCCATTCAGATGGCGATTATGCCGCATTTGAATAAACTTATGAGTGACGAAAGGATTTTTCCAAGTATGGTTCCAGAAGACCAAGTGCGACCTATTAATGATAAACTCGCAAGGGCAAGGCCCCTGCAAGGAAGAATGATGCACGGTAAAGTTATTTTCCCTATGCCAATTACTAATCCTTGGGTTGAAGACATGCAACATGAGATGCTCAGATTTCCAGGAGGGGTACACGACGACATCGTGGACGCTATGGCGTGGCTTACTCGTGTATTTGCAAACATATCACCGCCTAAACCACCTAAACCGAAGAAACTTGCTTCATGGAAAGATCGTTTGGCAGTTCTTTCTGGTGCTTCCCGACATCCAATGACGAGCTAACTATGCCTCTTAATATTCAAAAGACCCGTGATATATGGGAAAAATATGTTTACGCTCGTGATAACGGGCATCTTAACTTTGTTAAAAAAGCGAACCAGTGTGAAGCGTATTTCTACGGAGATCACTGGAATCCGATACATAAACGCAGACTTGAATCGCAGGGCAAACCGGTTCTGACGATCAACAAAGTTTTCAGCACGCTGATAACCGTAATGGGGGAGCAGCTTCAAAACCAAGCTACTGTCGGGTTTCTTCCAAAGGCTTCGGGCGTACCTGAGACTGCCGAAGCACTGAACAAGATTTACATTCATATCATGAATGATAACGATATTAAAAACATCGAAAGTGATCTTTTTGATGAAGGTGTTATTTCCTCACGAGCGTTTTATGATGTACGACTCGACTTTAATGATTCAATGAGGGGTGAAGTAAATATTAGTTTACTCAACTCCAAGAACGTCATTATTGATCCTGATGCCCATACTTACGATCCTGATGACTGGAATGAAGTATTTATCACCAAGTGGATGAGTCCTAATGACATTCGTATGATGTATAACGATGCAGATGCGGAAGACTTGAAACTCAAATCAAAAACGGATTTCAATTATGGGATTGATTCGATATCGAGTCTGCATAATACTTTTGGCGGAATGCAGCAGTACACACCGGCTGCAACTGATGGTGTTGCAGATCGAGATGTGCGCAGGTATTTGCGTGTTGTGGAACGCCAGTATCGTGTAGTTCGGCGCGTTGACCACTTTGTGGACTTGGAGACAGGTGATACCCGCAGGGTTCCTGAAGATTGGAAACACGAGCGTATTGCCGAGATTACTCAGAAGTATGGTTTAGGTGTTATTAAGAAAAAGGTCAAAGACATCAAATGGGAGGTTATGTCTGATAACTACCTTCTACATGACGAATGGAGTCCTTTCCAACATTTTACACCGGTTCCATTCTTCCCCGTGTTTCACAAAGGCAAAACTATTGGTTTGGTTGAAAACCTCATTAGCCCACAGGAATATCTTAACAAGACTACCTCACAGGAGTTACACGTGGTAAACACCACGGCGAACTCTGGTTGGCAAATGGAACAGGATCAATTAGTCAATATGGATCCCGACGAGTTAGAAGCTCGTGGTGCGGAAACAGGACTCGTTCTTGTCCGTAAGTCAGGATCAGCTCCGCTGGAAAAAATCCAGCCCAACCAAGTTCCGACAGGGCTTGATCGTATAGGATACAAAGCAGATGAGTTTATCAAAGACCTCTCAGGCGTTTCAGATTCACAACGAGGAATGGATCGTGCTGACGTTGCAGCGAAAGCCATTCAGGCCAAACAAGCCGCCGGTGGTGTCAATCAGGCCAAAGTCATGTTCAACTTGGCTCGTACGCGTCAGCTCCTTGCAAAACGCGTGCTTGATATCGTCCAAGAGTTCTACACCGAAGAAAGATTAGTTAGAATTACTGGCGGTGGACTGAATGAGGAATCAGAAGAACTGACTGTTAATCAAGTAACGCCCGAAGGAGAGATTGCCAATGACCTTACCATCGGAGAGTATTCCGTTGTTATTACTGATATGCCTGCTCGTGATAGTTATGAGGAGTCACAGTTTCAAGAAGCTGTCCAGCTTCGTGAACTTGGAATTGCCGTGCCTGATGCGGTCTTGGTGGAAAATTCTCACCTTGCTCGCAAAGAAGAAATCGCCGCAGCTATCAAAGAGGCGCAAGGAGGTGGCGAGGCGACGGAAGCGGAACAACAAGCCCAACAGCTCGAACTCCAGATACGAGAACTCGAAGCCGCCGAGAAAGAAGTTGGTATCCTCCAAAAACAAGCAGATGCTGCATACACCCAAGCGCGTGCAGATAAGACCACAGCTGAAGCTCAGCAGGTAGGTAACGACCAGTCAGGAGCGCTCGAACTTGAGAAGATGCGTGAAGAGTTACAAATCAAACGCGAAGAGCTTGCAGCAATATTGACACTGAAAAGAGAAGAGCAAACTGCTATGCTTGCATTGAAACGTCAAGAATCCCAATTTGATCGAAACTTAAAACAGGCTGAGTCTGAAGAAACTATCAAACTCAAAAAGGCTGAAGCAGCAGCTAAACCCAAACCCGCAGCAAAAACAGGAGCGAAAAAGTAATGGGAATCATCAGCGATATAAAAAAAGCATTAGGTATCGGTGGGGCATCTGGACGACAGAAACGTATTGATACCTTTATAAGTAATGCCGAAAAAGGTGTTAATACACCTGGCGCGACTTTAGGTAATCCAGCGCCTACACCAAGAAAAAAGAAGAAACTAAAACCAGTTTCTTCTCGCACACCATCAACCTTGAGAGGGTAATATTATGACTGACGAAGAAAAAGGTAAATTAGATGAGGCACTTAACGAAGATAAGGTACCCAAGGACGAGGAGACGCAGACCCCCGAAGAAATAGCTGCTGCTGAAGCGCTTGCTAATGAGGGTAAAACTCCCGAAGAAATAGCTGCTGCCAAAGCCGCCGAGGAAGAGGAGGAGGAAGAAGTCCCTGCTGCGCACATGATTCCAAAGAGTCGCTATGACTCTGCGCAAAAACGCGCTCGAACTGCAGAAGCTAAAGTCAAAGCTTACGAAGCAGAGCAGGCGCAGATTATTGTGGATGCTGCTGCAGCTGTTGGTGCGACCGATACACTTGATACGCAGTTGGAAGAAATTGATCGTGGTATCGAACAAGCACGATTGGATGGAAACACTGACGAAGTCGTTCGATTATCTGCAGAAGCTCGCCAACTTGAGAAAAGTATTTACCAGACAATGGCGGATACCGCTGCTGCATCTGCAGGTACCAAGGCACAGGAAAGCGTTAAGCTCGATTCCCTGATTGATATTCTGGAAGATCAGTATGATATTTTGAATCCTGATTCAGAGAACTTCGATGAGGACAAGATCAATGAAATCCTCGATATGCAGAAAGCATTTGTAAAGAACGGTGAAACCCCGTCTGCAGCAATGCTGAAAGCGGTTGGGTACATCATGCCTGAACAGCGTATTACTGATGAAGTTGCTGGCAAACGCAGAACTAATGTCGCTAAAAACCTGAAAGCTGCTGAGCAGCAAGCGCCTGGAACTGCTGATACTGGTCTGGATTCTCCAGCTGCAGGGAAGAAAGAAGAAGCTTTAGATCTGACGCAAATGACGGAAGCAGAGTTCGATGCACTACCTGCCGAAACTATTAAGCGCTTGCGCGGCGATGCAGTTTAGTTTATAAAAGAGATTACGGTTGCCCTCACGATACGAGGGCGAGCTATCGTAACGCTTTAGAGTCGTTTTTTCGTCAATTCAGTACGACAACTGATGGTAGAGTTTTTTTCTTTTAACTGTTTGGAGTGAAATTATGTCTTTGACAAATTTTGCAGCTCTGACGAATGAGGAACTTACCATTTGGTCGCGAGACATGTGGAAAGCTGCTCGTAACTGGATGTTCTTGGAACGTTTCACCTAAGAACGAAAAGGGCGCACGGGCCGTCCTAACACTTGTTGCTGATCTCGAAGGCGATGGTGTTGCAGGTGACCGTACTCTGGAAGGTAATGAAGAAGCGATGAAGAGTTACGATCAAGTAATTCGCATCGATCAACTTCGTCATGCCAATCGACATGAAGGCCGCATGGCGGATCAGAAGTCGGTTGTTACTTTCAGAGAAAACTCACGCGATGTTCTGGCCTACTGGCTGGCGGATCGAATGGATCAATTAGCTTTTCTCACCCTCTCTGGTCGTCCGTATACTCAGACGAACAAAGGTGTGGCTCGCGTTGGTTCTGACCTTGCTAACTTGGATTATGCAGCTGATACTACTGTTCCTTCTACGAATCGCGAGACTCGTTGGGATGGTACCGCATTTGTTTTGAAAGATGCTGTCACCGGTAATAACACTACCGCTGATGTAGCCGCTGCCGATACTCCCTCATGGAAAATGCTTGTTGAAGCGAAGGCTTATGCCGTCGATAACTTCATTCGGCCGATCCGTGGCGAAGCAGGCACTGAAATGTACAATGTCTTTATGACTCCGCAAAGTATCGCGAAGTTGAAGTTGGACAGCGACTTTCTTGCAGCTTGGCGTTCAGCAATGCCTCGATCTGGTAAAAACCCTTTGTTCACTAGTACGGAAGTTATTCACGTTGATGGCTTGTCCATTTATGAATATCGTCATGTGTACAACACTAAGAACGCTGCCTCAGGTTCGAAGTGGGGAGCTACTTCTGTACTCGACGGTACTGCCGTTCTGTTATGTGGTGCTCAAGCTATGGGTTATGCTGACATCGGCGACGCGTACTGGGTAGAAAAAGGTTACGATTATGACAACCAGCAAGGTATTTCGGTTGGCAAAATCTGTGGTCTGAAGAAGCCCGTATTCCACTCACAAGTTACTGGCACCTCCGAAGATTTCGGTGTTCTTGTCATTAACTGCGCACTTTAAGGAGGTAGACGGACATGGCTATTACTTTAAATCCTGGACGACAGTATCCTTTGAGCGCTCGTGTTGCCTTTAGTGGTGTTACCGCTGATGCCGAAGTTCTGGCAATCGATGTGTATCCTGCTATTTTGCTCCCTGCTGGGGCGATTCTCACAGGCGGTTATGTTGCGGTTAAAAGTGTCTTTACGGCCACTTGCGATCTCGATATTGGTGATGCCGATCCTGATCGTTACACACCGACCATCGTACCTGCTGATGCACTTGGCGCTACGAAGCTTATACCAGATGGCGTTCCTTACGCGGTCGAGACATGGATCAACGTGTCTCTGGTAACATCCGCTACCATTATTGGTGCCGGCGAGCTGGTTGTTGAGTACATCATGCAAGACCGAGCGAACGAAGTTGTTCCGACGTAAACCAATCGGGGGGCTTAACGGCCCCCCAACTTAATTTAACGAGAGGGTAGAAAAATGGCTTTTATGAAAATGACGAGGGATTTCGTGATCAAATCAAATGGTCACTCGATTCCCTTTAAAGCGAATAAAAAGCAATGGGTTCCACCAGAATGTCATGGCGAAGCTATGAAATTTGGTGCGGTTCCTATCGATAAAGATGTAGATTTGAAACTAGAAAAAGCGCCAGAACGCCCGAAGGTGATCACTGGTGAAGATCGAGATAAAGCATTGCATAAAGCAATGATCTATTTACAGGAAGCAAACGTTACCGCTGACTTCGGTGCTAATGGACTTCCAAAGGTAAAAGCAGTAGCATCAATCGTGGGGTTTGACGTTTCAGGCGCAGAACGCGACGCCGCTTGGACGAAGATGAAGAAAGCTCAGATCGCGGCATCTCAACCTGATACTAATGACGTTTGATGATCTAGCAATACTCTTTAGGCTTTCTGTCGATGATTGTGACGACGATGACCCGTTATGGTCTGATGTCGAGTTAGCCTCTTACATGGACGGCGCGCAAAAACAATTTGCGCGTCGTACTGATTATTTCTCTGATGCCAGTACTGTGTCGATTACTCAAATCGCCTTTGTTGCTGATGATACACTCTTACCGCTTGATCCCCGAGTTACCAAAATCCGTAGTGCCAAATTGGTTACTGATAAGACCAAAATCGAACCAGTTAAATACGCAGATATGGAAAACCGGATTACTAATCCCAGCGACTATAATTCGCCGTTTGAATTTGGTTCTGCTTTGGATTGGGAGTCCTCTTCAGGTACGCCTCGTTATATCGTTACTGATATGGAAAGAAACATGATTCGATTGGCTCCTATACCTGTAGTTGCCGATACCATACAACTAATGGTCTACCGCCTTCCACTACTGGATATTAACTTTGATAACGAAGAGTTGGAAGTAGTTGAAGAAGATTTTCAACGCGGGCTACTGTTTTATATGAAATACATGGCTTACGGAAAAAACGATGTTGATACATATGATGAGCGTCTTCAAAGCGTAGCTTTAGACAACCATGAAAATTTTATTGAAGATGCTAAAGCTGCACTTCGCCGCGCACGTTTTTCTGCCACAAAGGGAGTGGTAAGGTACGGGGGTCTTTAAGATGGCCAGGAACGAACGTCCGCTGCTGTCTATAAAGGAGTTTAAAGGTCTGATGACTGCTGACAATGCCTATGAAATTGGCATAGATGCGCAGACCATTGCTACTAATATTGATATCACTCGCTTAAATAAGATCAAACGTCGTAAAGGATTCACCCCAAAGGTGAATACTTCTATCTCTGCAGCATGGGTGAATAACCGATCTATGCTATACCAAAGCGGAACTACACTGACAGCTGTCGACAAAGATTATAATACAGATGACGTTCGTACAGGTCTGACTGCTTCAGCCCAATTACACGCCCACCAAATTCACGATCTTATTTACTACTCCAATGGAATTGAGACGGGATGCTTACAAGCTGGCGTGCACCGTCCATTAGGGGTGGAAAGCCCTGAACTTGCTACCTTAACCGCTACTACCGGAGGTGATATGCCACTCGGCGTTTACCGAGTGGCTATATCTTTAGTTCGTAATGATGGGTTTGAATCAGGAGTTCTTCTTCCAGCAACGAGTATAGAACTGACTGGCGGTAATAGTTCTATCCAAGTAGGGAGTGTTACTTCGCTGGATTCAGCTATATTAGTTAATTATTACATTACGCATACTGATGGAGATTCCTTTTACTTTGCAGGACAAGGTCCAACTGGAGTTGCTTTTAATATCTCAAAGGATCCAACACTATTACGTCGTGCAATGAAAACAACTAATACTCATCCACCTTTACCATTTAACATTATCGAACCTTTTTCCGGTCGAATGCTTTATGCTATCGGGGATACTCTATATTTCTCGGATCCGTTTGCTTATGAACGTATTGATTATAAGAAAGGATTTATCCCATTTGGAAATCGTATTACCATGATAGGAACTATAGAAGAAGGGTTTTTTATTGGGACTACGAAGAAAACATACTTTCTAAGTGGTACGCGAGTAGGAGAATTAGAAATAGATCAGGTTGCAGATTATGGCGTAGTAGCTGATACTCGCTCATATCTGGATGGAACAGTTGTTGGATCAGAATCAGCAACTACTAAAACATTACCCGCTTGGATAAGTACCAAAGGGATGTGTATAGGATTCCAAGATGGAAGTGTGCAGAATGTTTCAGAAAGTTCTGTCATACTCCCTGAAGGAATTACCGGCGCTTCGTTCTTTCGACAAGAGAACGGGCAAAATCATTTTATATCTGTTATCAGGAGTTAATCATGGCTTTACGTTTATCAACTGGAATACGGCAGGCTCTTCTGGATACAGCTGATTTCCAGACCGAGTTCGCACTTTCTTTCATTAATATTTATACGGGTACTCAACCAGCCGACGCGGATCAAGCGGCTTCTGGTACATTACTCGCCACCATTTACTCAAACAACCCGACTGATACTATTGGGATAAGTTTCGATTCCCCAATTGCAGGAACAATTGCGAAAGCAGTTGCTGAAACCTGGGCGGGTACCGCGTTAGCTACCGGTACGGCTGGTTGGTATCGATTATGGGAAGCAGCCGGCAATCCTGCGATTCTGTCTACTACAGAGTCGCGTATAGATGGCAACATCTCAACCTCAGGTGCTAATATGAATATGTCTAGCACTACCATCACAATCGGCACGGTTCAAACCGTTTCGACTTTTGATGTCACCCTACCTGCATCGTAAGGAGAAATTACTATGGCTATTGGTTTATCAACAGGTGCTGCGAATCTTCTTTTAGATTCCGGTATTGGCGCTGCATTCGATGGTGCTAACGACATTCTTGAAATTCGAGATGGGACACGTCCTGCTTCTGCAGATGACGCCCCAGTAGGTACAGTACTATCAGATTTTACTTTGGTTTCCGATTCATTCGCTGCTGCTTCAGGTGGTGCGATTGTAGGGAATACACCGTGGACTGATGCTTCTGCTGTTGCTGCTGGTACCGCAACGTGGTTTCGATTAAAGCAATCAACTGATGGTGGTGGTTCAAGTGCTACTGATGTTCGAATTGATGGTGATGTAGCTGCTTCAGGTTCAGATTTGAATCTGTCAACTACTACTATTGCTATTGCTGATCAAGTAACAGTTACGCAGTTCGACCTCAGTGCTTAAAACGTGCTCACTACATATTCTAATACGGGGTCTTCCGCTAGTATAGCTGTGCCTGATATGGGTAGTGATATTGTCGCTATTCTTACTGGTGAGACTGACAAGAATAATCTTAGTGCGACAGCTAGTTTAGGTGCTATCCAAATTGCTAGCACTTATCCTGCTGGCTGGACAGTTTGGGATGATGATACTGGAACAGCTAATGAATGGGTCTTACGCGCTCCGTGTGATGGTGACGCTGCACAATATAAATATGTAAAACTTCGATTTTACGTATCTTCTACTTGGTCATTCGTTGGTACTCAACTCATGGAAGATTGGAACCCTTCAACGAATACAGCTACGAATGCTTGCACTGAACAACCACAAGGACTAATGCGGCATCCCCCTACTTCGTATGGAGCACAGGTGCTTGATATCATGTCTTCAAATCGATACATGATATTTCGAACGCAAGCCAGTAGTCAGGGTGATCATACTATGTTCCCTGCTTTGGAATTAACTCGCCTTCACCCATGCCTGGGTGTTGGTAATGGATATCTTCCAGCAGTGCAGGCAGACGCTTCGTTTTACGAGTCAGATAATTTAACCACTTATCGTGCTGATATTCCTAGAATCTTAGATGATGCTGGTACTACTGATTTAACTAACCAAAGCATTCGTTTTTTAGCTACACATTCTCGACCTTCAGTAGCGGATACAACTACGGAATTTGATTCTATTATTACTGATGTTGGTTACAATTCTGTAGGCACACCATATTATGGACTCCATTTATTTTTAGCAGAACGCCGCGAATTGATTGGCGGAAATATTGGTACATCTGAAGTATCTAATATCTGGTTTATGCAAGGAGGAGTACTAGCAGGATTTGAAGATTTATCCCTTCATACATTAGATACTACTGATGATATCCGTTGTATGTGGATGGAAAAAAATACTGTATTAAATGGCGGCGATCCGCGTTTAATGATACGAGCTGAATAATGTACGCAAAGTATGTATATACCGCTGGTGCAACAGATGATCAAGTACTTGATGACGTATTTGAAATATTTGTTGGCGAGACTGTTGTAGGCAATCTCTCAGCAGGTTGTGATACCGCCAATTCTCAAATTCTTACAACGTATTCTACGTCACCTTGGACAGACTTCGATGATGTCTCAGTAAATCATGATGGTGTAGATGAACTTGCATTTACTATTATGGAATCGTGGGATGCTGGTACAGATACCCCAACTAATGAAGTTCCTGTAAATTACGATAAACAAGGTATGGGGTTTGAGCCAGGTGTTGGCGGTACCATGCATTTATATGCCAGTACTTTCTGTTTAATCATGATGCATCAACGCACAGGCGGCGGAATGATCGGACAATTTCGTGGTGATCCTACTTATGGGTCTGTTGGTATTTTTGAATGTTCTCGTGATCACCCAAGTCTAGCACTCGGAGATATGCCAAACTGGTTCCTATCTTCTACTGCTATGTTTGCAGATACTGATACAACAATGAAAGCGACTTTCTGGAAAGGACGTGATGAAACAGATACTGTGCTCACACCTTTTACAGCAGAAATGTGCCAACAAGCAAGAGATGTAACATACAACGGATCAAATAAATATCCTGCTGCTATTGGTTCAGTTACTGCTCTCACGGGTATTGGAGCACCAACTCGATTTATACTCGAACCAATTGTTATTACTGGTAGTGTTTCTCAAACACTTTATGACGCTACTACTTTTTATGGTGATGTTAGTAGTCGATGTGATATCTGGTATTTACCAGAAGGGACAAACGAAGTACTGGATCTTATTCATGTGGATGGACTTCCATATATTATTTTTAAGGCGGGTACTCAAAATATTTCTACGGCAGGGACATCAGTAGGCGTTAAATTCGTGGTGCCGTATGGCTAATTTATTCAGAGCATATCCAGCACAAGCCAGTAAGTCAGGTTTATTGCCTGTCGATAAGACTGCTACGCTTGATCAACCCATTACACCGGTTCTTACTGGTGAAGGTAAAAACCTTGGTCACGTTACACTTGATGCGCCAATAGTATTAACACTTACTTCTGCAGCTGAAGCACCATTAAAAGCTGATTTAAATCAGCCAATACTGCTCGTTAGTGCAACTGCTGTTGATGTAATACGTACTGCTACTGTCGATAAACCAATAGTAATAACTTCAACTGCAGCTGCTCGTCACGATATAACAGCTACAGCTAATAAACCGATATCGTTGATATTAACTAGTGATGTTAGAGTTACTATTAAAGGACAAGCCTCTAATACATTAAGTACGAACCATCCAATAATACTAACTGGACAGGTTGATATTCAACCGACCAAAGCATTATTTGATGAACCAATAATATTAACTCTTGCAGCAAACGCATTTATTCAGAATGCGAAACTTAATGCGCCGATCGTATTAACACTAACTTCTGCTACTACTCAGCTCTTTGCGGCGTCAGCGATTACTACCACACCTTCGTTTACAGGTGATGCGGTACTTGAAGGAGCGCCAATTAACTCGGTTACGCTCCCAGCATTTACAGGCGATGCAGTTCTTGTAAGCGATAATGTTTATAATTCATCTGTTTCTATGCCGGCGTTTATTGGATCGGCGGATACCGGACACTCAAGTAAAACAACACTTCCAGTAATAACTGGCTCTGCACAGCTTATTAATGGTAGTGCTGCTTCAGTAATTACATCACTGCCTGCTTTGACGGGTGATGCTGTACTCGAACCTGATACAAGTATGCGAAGCGATGTCACGCTTCGGGCATTTACAGGTTCCTCTACAGTAGTTTCTGTTAGTGGTACGAGTGCGCTTCAGATCCTGCCGAGCGTTGTTGGTGATGCAGTACTTCTTGCAGGACTCGAATTAACTAGTAATACTACCTTACCAGTATTAACTGGCGCTGCAATATTAGAGAATGGACAAATTCTTGTCTCTGTATTGACTCTGCCAGCATTGACAACTACTGCTGTTATGGATAATGGTGTAGCTCTTGTTACCAGTACATTTGTATTTAATACTGAAAATATGGCAGTTACGGAGTATAGTAATTACGACTTTATGGCAATGGCAATGTTTAATGGAGTTCCTGTTGGCATTGGTAGTACGGGGGTATTTGAATTAACAGGAGCGAATGATGATGGAACAGATATCGACGTAGATGTTTTATCCGGTTTTTCTGATTTAGGAACCGAAGATTTGAAGCGTATGCCTAATGCATACCTTGGATATAAATCTGATGGAGTTGTACAATTTCAGGTATCTATTGATGGTGAACCTGCGGTGCGTGCTTATACTGTAGCCAAAGTATCCAATACATCAGGAATTAAACGAGGAAGAGCTAAAGTAGCTAAGGGACTCAAGTCCAGATACTGGCAAGTGGGGGTTAAAAATGTAGCTGGTTCCGATATAGAACTCGAAGATTTAGGGTTGTATACACAGCAATTTAAACGGAAGGTCCAATAATGGCAAGTTTAACTGACCAAGCTGATAATGATACAAACAAAACGCAATTAGCCAATGCTTCGGCAGAGGCGCAAGTGGCTCTTGATGATATGGGGCAACGCATTTCTACCTTGGCTGACTTTACTATCGACACTAATTTTGATTTTAGTCCACAGGAATTGGGAATTGAATTCAGAGCCAGAGCTACTAACAACGCATTTACTTCATTTAACTCAGATCTAAAAGGTAGTGCTGAAGCAGTCGATAGTAAAAACTATATCAAATTCAGTACCACCGGAGATAAAGGCAAATTCACGCCAGCTAATCAGGTAGTGCAATCTGATATCCCTGATGTTAGTGGGATTAGTAATCCTGAAGAAGCTATCATCGATACTGATGCACCCGAGAAACCAATACTCACTACTGTTGCGCCAATTGTTGTAAACGACGTTTCAAAGCCTGGCGTTGGCCCTGTTATTATTGATCCTGATGAAGTAGTCGCGCCTAATACACCCGCTCCTGACGTTCCTGTATTAACAGGTGTTATTGTTCCTGATCTGTATTCTCCTACAATTCCATCTTTCACTGCTTCCGTACCAGTAGTGCCTCCGTCTTTTGCAGCACCGCCGGCCGATACATTTACTTTTGATGGCGGGGATGCGGATTACTCAGATGCACAATTAGCACAACTCCAAACAATTTTACTCGATGACTTGAACAATGGTGGATACGGGGTATTCCATACTGATGAAGAAGCAATCTTTACTCGTGAAGTCGACCGCGAAACTGCGGCGGCTTTATCTGCTGAAGAAGAGTTGTTTGATTCTTTTGCTGGACGAGGTTTCCCTGTTCCAACAGGTGCGCAAATTGATTTACTTGCGAAGCTCCAACAACAAACTCTGAATAAAATATCAGCGATTAATCGCGAAGTAGGTATCCAGCGAGCTGGTTTGGTTCGTGAAAGTCGCACTCTTGCATTTAGTACTACTGTAGGAGTAGCAGGTGCATTATCTACTTATCGTGGATTCTTTTATGAACGTTTGCTTAAAGCACAACAGTTTGCAGCCACATATGCGATTCAGGCATTGGAAGCATCCATTGAAATTTTCAATCTGGAAATTGCTGTATTCAATGCGCACGCCACTGATTTCCGGCTTCAATTGGAAGCAGAGATTGCATTGTTGGAGCAAAATAAAGTAGCGATCGATAAAGCTGAAATTCAGCAAGATATCAACGATGCAGAAATCGCACTTTATAATGCGCAAATGCAGGTACTGGCTATTGAAGCTACTATCTATAACACTACAGTATCTGCTGCCAAGACCAAAGCGGATATCCAGATTTCCAAGCTAGATCGTTATAAACTTGAATATCAAATATATGCTGCAGAACTATCAGCTGAAAGCATAAAGATTTCTAATTACGTTGCACAGGTTGGTGCAAACGAAGCTGATGTTCGTTTGTTCGCTACTGAAACGGGTGCATACGCAGCTAAAGTAGATGCTCAAAAAGCTCAAGAGAGTATCTACTTGGCGCGTTTTGATGCCGATGTTAAAAAGAAAGAACTAGAATTTCAAGAATACGATTCAAAAATCACGTTGTTAGAAACAGAATTAAAACAAGAAGCCGAAGCTATCGGTTTTCAAATCGATAAGTATAATGCTGATAACACATCGTTTAATGCTTTTGTTGGAAACAACACCATGTCACTTAATGCGCTTAAAATGGAACAGGATTTTATTTCTGATGAATCTGAGCGCGATTTAAAATGGCTTTCTAAAAATGAAGAAATTAAACAACAGGCTTTAGATAAGAAAGTACAGCTTGAAATTGATCTGTTAAGACAACGTATTTCATCTTTAGGCACTATTATGAATGCACTAAGTCAGAGCATCTCGCATTCTGACATTGTTATCGGATAAGATTATGACCTCAATTGCAGAATTAATTAAAAAGCAGCAAAATAGATTTGCGACTAATCTCGAAGATAAGCGGCAACTTAAAGGATTAGCAAAACGTGAAGCTGCACAGCAAGCAAAACTTAATGCTAAGCCGGTTCCTATCGAGCAAACAACTCCAAAAGACGTATCACTTCGTCGGGCTTCACCGTCTACACAAAATGTTAGAACGACCGGCCCTAACCCTGCTTTTGATGTTGATACACAGGGGCAAGTAACGCGTGGCCAACAAGGAACATTTCAGAGCCAAGAACAACGCAATGTGGCTAAGCAAAGACAGTCAGGTCAAACTACTACTGTTCAACCTGAAGCAGAAAAAGCTAGTTTGCGTAATCAAGTAGAGATTACAGACAACAAAGGAAGAGTACATAAAGTTCATGTTGGCACTGATGGTAGTACGATTTCTGATGCTGATTTAAAGCAGCAGAATTTACAGCGTGCACAGGCAACCGCAAGAGATCAAGCACGTGCAGTTATGAATAACACTAAGGCATATTCACAAGCGCAAGTAAAAGCTGCAGGTGAATTTCTTTCTAGTGGCGCAGCAACTGAAGCAGTTGGTGAATTTGCTGGTCGTCAAACTGGCAGTGCGGGTAAAGGATTCCAACAAGGATTAAGTGATGTAGCAGCAGTTGAAGCCGAAGTTCCGTTGCAACGTTCCGCCGCCGCGCCCGAAGATGTTGTATTGAAAGGTCCGGCCGAACCGGCGGGGCTTCGAACACCTCCGCCTGAAGTTCCTGGAGCCGCTGCAGTTGATACACCCGAAGCGCCTAAACCACAACGTACTGTTCTTGGTAATGCTGTGGATAATATAAAAGGAATTCCTGATCGTCTGTTAAATAAATCAGGTACTCCAACACCACCTCCAGCAGCAGGACCTGGCCGTGTTCGTTCAGGCGTAAATCTTGGTGGTAGAATTGTGGGAGGATTAGCTCTACCTGCCATTGCATCTACTATAGCGCAGTCCGTACAAGATGGTACGGTGCAAGAAGATGTTACTGAAATAGTGAAAGAGGCCCCCGAAGCCCTCGGTAATTTTGTTGAAGAGTTGATTCGCGATCCGGTTGGCATGGCTAAAGAAATAGGACAGGATGCAGTAAATGCTATTGTTAATCTACCTGCTGGTATGATTGCAGGACTCGGTGCATTCAATGAAATTACTAGTGGTCGAAACGGAGTCATTCCTGCAAGTGGTATTACTGGTGCTCCTGAACAAACTGTTTTCGATGTTGTTCGAGAACAGTTTCCTACTTTCGACTTGTTTGGCGATGGTTCACAAAGTGGCCCGCCTTCCGCGTCTGATCCTTCTGCGCAGAATATTACTCCTCCACCTGCTGCAGGTTTACGTCAAAACGCGCCTGCGGAAGCACCTGCTACAGTAGCACCCGCTTCCAATGAGTCGTTTTTTATTAATCAAGGTGCAGGTGGTTCAGGATTTGAAGGGTTAGCCGGTGGTACTGGTGGTGAGGCTGAAGGCGAGAAGCAATTCTTCCGCGATCTTCCACAAGCCTTTTCACAGCAAGAACGTGGGTTAGGTGCTGCCCGAAATGAAATTGCAGGCCGAGGTCGATTCAGTGAAGATAATGCTGTAGCCAATTTTGCTGGTGAATTCGCGCAAGCACGAGGGGCAAGCGACCGAGCGAAACTAGATTCTTTTGATGCCAGAACAGCAGCAGGACTTTCTTCGGCTGCAGGATCATCAGCCAATACTGCAAGAACAGCTGCTAGAAAAGCTAATGAAGATCGCTTTAAAGATATCGACGAGGGTTTGAATTCTGAAAATGCCACTACTGTCCGTAACACCAAAACAGGTGTATTTGGAAGATTCCGAAACCAGTTGAGACAGGGTAATTTCGATATGAATGCTGCTGATACAATGCAGGCTGCGAATGTCATCACTCGTGAAGTGACAGATGCTGCTGATGTTGGTCTTGGTGGGGCATTATGGAATAGCTTGGCTCCTGCACTATTAGGCGGTGGCGGACGAGGTGCCCTTGATTTCTTGAATGGTGAATTAAGTATCGACGGGTCTGTTCCATATGAATCCATTCGTTTAGATAAAGATGGAAATCTCATGGCGCGTTCCACTGATCCTGCAACCGGTGAACTCAATCTTGGATTTATCCAAGACAAAGATACTGCTGTTTTCCTACGCCAAGTACTAAAAGCTCATGAAGATAAAGGACAGTAATGCCCATAATTATAGATCCAAAAACGGGCGCACGAAGGTTCGTTGCTGATAATTCAGGTGGTGGATCGTCTGCTCTTAGGCAAAATATTGCTACAACTCCGGTTACAACAGAGGCTGGAGAATTCGCAAAAGGATTACGTTCAGGTATTGAGCAAGTCAAAGGACTCGGTAGTTCAGCAGTAGCGGCTGGTGCTGCGATCGTTGGTGCTGATGATTTTTCTGAAGAACAAACTCAACAAGCTAATCGACGTTTTCAACGCGCAGGAGAGATTGGTCCGCGTGTTACTGATTTCGATACGGCTACCAAATCCTTCGAGAATTTTACTGACTTCTTAAAAGGCGGTATCGGACAAGCAGTTCCGACCTTTGCAGCAGCTGCAGCCGGTGGTGTGGGAGGACTCGGTGTAAAAAGTCTTCTGAAAAGTGGTGTCTCGAAAACAGCAGCTGGCGGTGCCGGCGCGTTTGCTGTAACCGAAGGAATGGAAGCCGGTGGTATTTTCAGTGGATTAGTCAACGATCCTGAAGCTCGACGAACCAAATCACTTAGTGAATTAGCCGGTATTTCCTTTGCAGGTGGTGTACCCGCCGCCGCTCTTGATACACTTCCTTTAATGATTGCTGCTCGTAGATTCGGATTAGGACTATCTGCGCGTAAAGAGCTAACCAGCAAACTAAAGGAATTGGGTAAGGGTATGGGAACTCAAGCTCTGGTTGAGGGTAGTACCGAAGCTGCACAAACAGTCATCGAACGTGCTACTCATAATTTCGTTAATAAACACTTCGAGATTCTTGGCCCTGAGGGTATAAACGAAATTCTTGGTGCTGGTACGATTGGTGCTGCTTTTGGCGGCATAGTCGGTGGTGCATCAGCCGCGCCTGGAATTATTAGTTCGCGCATGGCTGAATTGGATCAAGAGAGTTCTGACAAAGTTTCACAAGCTGAAGCTACTTTCGATAAGCTTCGAAAAGTAGACAATGAAGAAGTACAGGAACATTTAGATTATCTACAGGATTTCGATCTGGCTGATGCTGAAGTTCAGGATGATCTGGATTCTATTCTTAAAGAACTAAATCTACGTCGACCAAAGTTTTCTCGTTTTGTTACAAAGGAAGGGTTTCCAACTGCAATTGATCCCGCTACTGTAAAAATAGATCGTAAGAAAAAACCTCCTATAGTAGACAAAACTGCTGAGATATCTGCTGGTCTTGATGTAATCGATCGCGCTGCCCCGAGGGAAACGCTTTCGCTTCCTATACGTCAACGCGTACAAGAAGATACAGTTAAAGAAGCGCCCGAGACTATCGAACTGGATGAAGCTGAGAATGAACTCACTGTATCAAGCAATGAATTATTCACTACTGATAAGAATAGTATCCTTGGCGATTCTGATTCCAACGTAGCATTTACAGATAAAATAGATTCCAAAACAGGGGAAGTTGCTATCGATCCCAAAACAAAGGAGCCGATGACAGCCGCTTTTTTTGCAGATCGAAACAAAGTAAAATTAGAAAAAGAAAATCCCAACGTTGCTTTTAGAAAGCGTTCTGCTTTTGATGCTTTTCAAGAACGCGCTGCTCAACTTGAAAGTAATGGAGAATTAGAAGGTACAAAAGAAGCAGAAATTATTCGTCTTGCGCAAGATGATAATTTACGAATGCGTACTTTGTCTAAAAATAAACAAGTTGATCCAACTACCATCGATACTATTGAGAAGGTAGAAGCGCATTTAAAAGGTCGTGTATTTATAGAGCGTACAAATAAACCAGCTGCGTTACGATCTAGCGAACCTGAAACATTAACTGCCGATCAGATTAGAAATGAGCAAACGCCTTCCGAAAAAGAATCACGTGCGCGAGCATTCGCTAGTATCAGTACAGAAATAGATAATCTGAAAGCGATAGATCCTAGTCAAGAAAGTTTCCGTCAGCAACTGGATGATATAAACAAACTTGAAACTAAAATCAAAGCAGGTAACCCGCTTAGCGATCCGCGAGTGCAAGAATTAATGCAAGCTCGTGGTATGGAAATAACAGGAGATAACAAGAAAGATTTTATTAATGCTCGTGATGCGGTTGCAGATGAGCGTTTCCAACTTCAACAGATTTTTAATGACACGGAACTGGCTGGTTTAATGAAACGCCAGAGTGATCTGAAGAAGGAATTGGATAAGCGTAAGCAAAGCGCTGTTATCAGGAAGGAGTCAGGACTATCAAAAGAAGGAAAGGCGTTGTTTAAAAAGACTTCAACTCCTACTTCAAAAGACTTTCGTTTATTGCGTTCCAATGATCCATCTTCCCGTTTCCTTTTGTTCGGAAAAGACGAAGCAGGAGATCCTGTAGGCATCCGTCCTCATTCAATGATTCAAAAGAATTTCCAAAAACTATTTGGTGGACAGGGGCGTAAGTATGACAAAGAAACTGTTGCTGCTGCATTTAGTTCAGGATTAGCTGATCTGATGATTAATGAGAATATCTCGTTAATCAATGCATCTTTTACAAATGATACCATTGTGTTTACGGATGCCAGCAAGCATCCATTTACCATTGGCGAGATTGGCGCTATCTCTACTGAACGCGAATTGAAGATGGCTAAAAGCGGAGCCGAGGTTCTGTTAAATCGTTTAAAAGCTGATGAAGGTCGGAAGCAGAAGCCTGCCTATATTGCTGCAATCTCGTCACGTATTAAGGAGATTACACGAAGCCAGGCTGCTGCGAAGCGAGCAGAATTATATGCGAAACAAACTATACATGATTTTATTAAAAACGATGCTGAATTGCAGGGGCTTGTTTCAGATAAAATAGAATTGGATAAACTGGCAGGTATTGAGAAAGATGCTCTTCAGAAAATAATTGAAGGGAATAAACTATTTTCCGGCGATCTGCAAACGCTTGCACAGAATGCTACTGGAAATCTCGAAGGTAAACTAGCTTCATCTTTAGGAAATCAGTATTTGCAACGGCGTATAAATTTTACACTAATGTCTGGTCATAAATTTGCAGAAGCTAGTTTACTACAATATCAATTTAAATCAGCTCAAGAAGCAGAAGTTGGTAAACTTCAAAGTACGTTTAGTCGTGTTCCGTTTATAAACGACGACAAGGGTCCTATTAAGATCGAAAAGTTTACCAAGTTGGTAAGCGAAGTTCAGGCAGCTATAAATATAGAGATTACAGAAACTACTGCAGAGAAGGCGCGGTTGAACGAACCAGGCGAACGCTTTGAGTTCCAAATGCAGACAACTAAAAACGATCCTACAATTGGGTTGGCTGCTGCTGAAGAGATGCATGATAGTTTAGTGCAGGAACAACAATACATCCTAGATGAACTTGCTGCCGACAAACAGACACTGGTTTCTATGGTAACTCGGTATAAAAAAGAAGCCAAGCGTTTGAATACGGCATCTAAACAACGAGTAGCGGTTATTGAAAAGCAACTTGAACAACATAGCGCTTTCTTTAAAAAGAACGCTAAAGTGTTTAAAGAAATTAGTCCGTCTGTTAAGGCATACGCTAAAAGTTTCGCACAAGTACGCAAACAAGATGAAAAAATCACGAACAAAAATATTAGTCGTGAGTTCTTACTTGGTGAGATGCGTAAGCTCGATAAAGCGAGCAAAGGCCCTGATCTATTCATTACAGAAGAGTTGCGGAAATACTCGCCTCATTTGGTTAAGGAAATTGAATCTTCTAAAGACGAATTCCAATCTAAACAGAAAACGGAATTTGAAGAATTATTCGGCTTCGAAAAGGATAAAGAGAATATTACCCACTTCGCCAATGCTGCGGAGATATCTGCGTATACCCGTTTACAAAATGAAGTTGTAGAAGCACAAACTGCTTTAAATGAAGCTGACTTCTTAACTGATGATCAACTTCGTATTAAATATCAGAACCTGTTTCAAACACATCAGTCATTAGAGAACGCTCTCAAGACAAAACAATTGGAGTTGAAACAATTCTATGTCAATCGCCAGTCTGAGCCGCGCACGTTGACGCTCGACGAGCAGACAGTGAAGGGCGAAAGCGATAAAACCAAGCGTAATCAGAAAGCACAGCGTAATGTTTTGAAGCCAATCGTAGCTGCAGTTAAGCAAGTCGCACACCGAATCAAAAGTAGTGCAGAGGTGTTGTCAACTGAACAGGCTATGAAAGCCTTCAACATGACGCGCCAACAGTTACTTGAAACCAACGGTATGTATTTCAAAGGCCAGATTTGGGTTAAAGAAACTCTATCTCCTGCAGTCATGCGCGAGGTCATTGCTCATGAACTAGGGCATGGAATTTTCGAGAATGAGTTGCGTGCTGCCAGTGTTCAGATTCGTACCAGCATTCGTAAACAGTTTGATGCGTGGCGCGAAGCTGTACATGGCAAGTCAGTTCATAGTGTGGTTCAGTCTAAAGCTGCATTTAACACTGCGTATAAATATATCACCGAATCTACAGACAGAGCAGTATCTACTCTGTCTGTTGAAGATCAGGCATACCTACTCGACTTTGAAGAGTGGTTTGCCGATCAGGTAGCTGTGTGGGAATCGGTTAAGCCGACTACTGCTCTTGGAAAATTCTTCAGGAAAATTAGTAATCTAATTAAGAAGCTCATGGGGCGTCAAACCACTGACAGCGTTCGTGACTTTCTTGACAGCATCGAGCAACGTAACTGGATTCCGTCTGCCATCAATAGAGGCAAACGATTCTTTGAATATGCGCGAGCGAATAAGCAGGTTACTGACGATACGCTGATGAGCCATTTAATTAAATCAGCGCCTAAGAGCATGGCTGATATTGAAACACTCAGCAATATGCTACCGTCTATTTTTACCAAAGCTGATTTAAATCTACTGGGTCGCGCCTTTACTCAAGGTAACGTTCGTTCTCAGTTGTTTTATCTCTATCCTACGAAAGCGTTGGAAGCATTTGATAATAGTGTGTCTCGTACTGTGGCTGCGGGATTAATACAGTGGGCGCACGGTAAATTGCAAGTAGGACCAAAGGTTCATTCTGTATATGAGAAAGCGATGGGCAAACTTGCTACTGCTCTCAATGGTAAGACAGATATGCAAAAGCAGAACGCTGCTTTAGATGCAATTAAACAAGGTAAAGCTATATGGGGGCATCGTACTGATCTTGAACTTACTACTGAACGGACTGATGCAAAACGATTTAAAGACGCTGAAAGCATCGCAGATTTCATGTCCAGTATTGGTAACGTTTTTGAAAAGGTGTTTATTTCAGCTAATGATCGATTGTATGGAACTAAGAATCCTGCCTTAATTAGACTGGCACAAATGTTCCATTCGCGTACCGGTACACGATTAACTAAACAGGGTTATTTTCAAGAGAAGCAACGTAACGTAGGGCGGTACTTGTCGTCTGCAACCAACATACTGAAACCATTGTCTGATGAACAAAAGACACAGGTTCTCGAAGATCTTCGTACTGGCAAACATACCAGCAACGAAGCGGCCGGCATGAGAAAGATTTTTAATGCCATGTATGCTTATGCCAATAATAATGGTGTTGATGTCAAACTACGAAAGAATTATGTACCTCGTATCTGGAACAAAGAGGAAGTAGCTAACAGACGTGATGAGTTAGAAGCACTCCTGGGGTTATATGGTATCAAAGACACTGAGAAAGCAGTTGATAGGCTTTTGGGTCTGGAAGATCGCGAGATCGAAGAGTGGCTACTTCTTTATGAACCTTCTTTAGGAGTAGCTAAGGAAAGAGGGCTAGGAGAAGTCCCTGATACTGTGCTTAGTGAAGCGGGTTTTATATCGAATGATTTGGAATACATCACGGTCAACTACATTGAATCCTTAGTCAAGCGCGTGGAATACACCAAACGTTTCGGTGAGAACAATGAAAAGATTATTGAGATTACTCAAGATGCTGAAAGACTAGGAGCTACCAAGGGCGATATCGAATTGATGCATAGTTACATTCAAGCGATGATGGGTATCACTGGTCATGAAACAAATCAGGCGCTCGCCAATATGCTTGGGCTTAAAGCGCCACCGCCTGAACAAAAGATTAATCCAGCAGTTCAACAAGTCTTATCTACAGTGCTTGTTATTAGGAACTTAGCCCTGCTCAGCCTGGCCATGTTTACTTCACTGGCAGACCCATTGGGCATCTCTGTGCGCTCTGGATCACTACGAGACACGGGTGTAGCGTTGAAGACAGGTATGAATGAGATCTGGAATAGCGTCACAGGCCAGCAGTCGCAGGTACACGAACTTGCCAATGCTCTCGGTATCCTTGAATCGCATATGACAAATGTGGCTCTACAGTGGGAATATGGTGGTACTTACATGGCTCCATGGGCGCGTAACGTCAACGATACTTTCTTTAAATGGACAGGATTAACTGGATTGACTCGCTTAACTCGTAGTATGGCGCTCGGAGCATCTCATTCATTTATTGCGCGACATGCTTCAAATCCTAACGATACAAGTCGCCGGTATCTGGAAGAATTAAATCTCATTCCTGAAGAAGTGTTACTGACGCCTGATGGTAAATCAGTACGAATTCTTACGTTTCAGGAACGTTCACAAGCCCCACAACACGAACGCGATCGAGACGATAAGGTTCGGGCAGCTATGAACCAGTTTGTGGATGAAGCAATCCTTCGACCGAACGCAGCTCAACGGCCGATTTGGGCTAGTGATCCGCATTACATGCTGGTGTTCCACTTGAAAGCATTCATGTATTCATTCCATGATCGCATCCTGCGTCGCGCAGTCACAGAAATGGGTGAGCATAATCAGGTTGCTCCGATGGTAGGACTGATGATGTTCATCCCTGCACTGTTGTTTATCGACTCACTTCGTGACTTGATTAAATACGGTGGCACCCCTGCTTACAAACAAAATTGGGATACAACTGATTATGTTTTCAATTCAATGGAACGATCTGGTTTGTTTGGTATCTACCAACAAGGATTCGATATTCACCAAGCACAACAGTATGGTGGTACAGGTGCAGAAGCATTGCTCGGCGGTGTTATGTTCCCATTCCAACTATTTACTGATCCTGCGGAGATACTGCCTTTTCAGAATTTGAGAACGAAGTAATGGCTGCAATAGCTAGAGTATTTATAGGCCCTCCTGTTACTTCTTTTGTATTAGATGAATTAGATACCATCGAAAATGCTATGCAACTTGATTCTAAGAAAAAGAAAAAAAAGACTGCATATATACCAGACAAAGATGTGGTATTTGTTTTTTACGGAGAAAAATATTTAACTATTATAATTAATAAACTACCTGAATATAGTCCGTATTATGCTATTGGACAACATATGTCGTCATTTGGAAGTACTATAAAACTAAGGTATCAAAAAACTATATTTGGAGAAATTAATACCCATAGTTTTATTCCTTCCCGTAATTATCCAATAGAAACATCTTTGCTGCGTACTGATCAAGAAGAATTTAAATATAATAATTATGAAGATATACAATCAGGGAATAACTATTTTGATATGCAAAAAGATATATCTGGAGTAGTGGTAGGTACAGATGGATATGTAAATCCTGATGGATTTATTACTACTTCTACAATAACTAAAACAACACTTAATACTGGATCAGGTAGATGGATTTCGGATAGTGATACTATAGAAAATTTATTTAATTTTTTATATAGCGCACACCAATATTTTAACAACACTGGTGGTGAAGTATCACAAACTTCTGGTCTTCTTACTATTAGGCGTGAACATATATATTCTATTTTTTATAATTTAATAGCACATATGCAAGACTCTTTTACTTTTTATGATTATTCTGAATCAGATACTTTTACTATAGTGAATATAGATGATTTTTTTAATGTGCAATCTGCACAAGAGCAAGCTTGGTTTAATCTAGATTATTTTTTACACCAAGATATTTTTCATAAAAGAATATCTGATAACGTAGCTATTACTGCCAGTTTATTAGATTACATAGATGTTTGTAGAAGTATTACTTTACGTAAGAATATTTCTAATCTCATTAAAGTTTCCGTGGATCAATTAATTGTTATTACCGAAGATAATACAATTATTGCAGAAGTTAATATAAATATTCCAGGATTCGGATTAACTGCTTTTAATGCTAATTTTGCTGCTTGGCTTATTACTACTTCAACAGAAGATTTTTTACTCCAAGTAACTGATACACTTATGGATCTTACTTTTACATTAGATTCATCATCTACCCGAACTGCAGCAGCAGTTACCAGTATACAAGCAAGTTATAATAATTTTATCCCACAAGTAGGTGATGTTGTCCACGTAGAAAGTCCAGAAGGATGGGCAACTTACAATTCTGGAGTTTTATTACTTTCAACTTTTGATTACTATGTTACTGAATTTATAAATGATGCAGTTCCACCAACTTCAGGAGATCCGTTTGAAGACCGTTTTTACGGATTTGATCCCTTTTTTAATACTTTGCATGTAGGTATGTTTGATCGTGTAGATGGAGGAAATTCAACTGTGCCATTTGGAGATAACTGGTTACATACGAATTACATAGATACATTTTCTACTCAATATTCTTATGCTCTGACTACTCAGGGATTAGTAACTGTACCTCTTCCTTTTTACAAAATATCAGAAATTGATTTGACAGAAACTAAGGGAGAAGACCAGCAATACGGTTTTGGTTCAGGAAGGGGTACGTGGCTTTTTAATGACACAAAACTTCCTTGGACAACACAATCATTATATTTCTGGAATTCGGTTAGTGGAACCTATATAACTAAGTCTTACATTATGAATGTAAACGAATATCTTAAAGCTAACCAAAAGCTGGTTGAACAATTTACTATTTTTTATTCGTTACAGGGAGAAACATACCAATACCAATACAATAATTTTTTTGGTGATCGAGAAGTAAGTCTGCGTAAAAGGAATTCTATTATCACAGATACTTTTGCATTAACAACTACGTTTCCTACTTCACCGGTAAATCCTGCTACTTTCAATGCAATTACTAATGGTTTACATAACACATTAGGATTATATCCAGGTATAGGAGCAGTACAAAGATATAGAGCGGATAATACGAACAACGGTAATATTTCTGTCAATTATGGTTATTCTATTACATCGTCTTTTGGTGGAGGAAACGTACTTGAGGCTCAATCTCATTTTGAAATTATTGGTATTCCTGGGCTTCTTGGAGGGGTTGAAAACACTTTTGACGGCGATGGAAATTTAGCAGCTCACTTATGGGATACTGGAGGACATCATATGCTTAGTGGTTTTATGATTGGGCATTCTATAACTGTATATTTATTAAACGAAGAATTAAATACTATTGAATACTGTACTGTTGTTATATCTAATACATTTAAAGGTATATTAAATCAATATACATTTTGGTTTCGTGAAATGATGGAAATAATTGCTACGCATCACGACCCCAAATTATACAGACATTTACGTTCAGGCAAAAGTATAAATACTTTTGTTCCTGAAACAGATGAAAATGGGGACTACTTGTATAAAATATCGGATTCCGATATAGAAGCACTAGCATTCTATTATGGAAATAAACAAGCTGTGGACGCCCAACTTTTTAATGTACTTCATAATGGATTTATGTCGTATCAAATGCTAAGTACATTTTTAAATAGTCCAACTTTTATGGATTCCTATTACATAATCAAACAACCCATAGCGGGAAATTAAAATGCCTAAATTTTCAAGCACATCAGCCGATCGTTTGTTTACCTGCGAGCGAAGAATTCAGAAGTTATTTAACGAGGTTATAAAGCACACAGATTGCTCTATATTAGAAGGTCATCGCGGGCAAATAGCTCAGGATAGCTTCTTCGAACGCGGTGTATCGAAGGTCAAATGGCCTGATGGTAAGCACAATAAACGCCCGTCTGAAGCCGTTGACGCCGCACCATACCCAATTCCTCCTAATTGGGGTGCGGATCACTGGAAAGATATGGTGAAATTCTATGAATTTGCAGCTATAGTGCGGTATGAAGCTGATAGATTAGGTATCAAAATCCGGTGGGGAGGTGATTGGGATAGCGATGGTGACTACAAGGATCAAACATTTGATGATCTCGTACATTTTGAATTGGTAGATTAATTATGTCCTCAAACATACCGGCAGAGAACACCGAGTTAATTAAGATGGTGCTCAAGACACAGGAATATACAAATCTTGAGATATCTGAGATCAAAAAATCTATGCAGTTGCTTGTACGACTGGATGAAAAAATGATTAACCAACAAAGTGCAACTGAACGTTTAGGATCTAGTATCGATAGAGCAAATTTAGAAATTGCAGGTTTAAGAAAACGATTAACAGTTGTAGAAACAGTTTCTGGTACTCGCGGTCGATTTTTAATCTGGACAGCGAGTTTAGTATCAGCGATTGTAACTGGTATTTGTATCCTTATTTTTGGGAGATATTTACAATGATTGAAGTTTATTTAGAATGGCTGGCATGGATACCAGCACATCCAATACAATCACTTATTATATTAGTAGTTGAATTTTTAGTACTGATGAAACTCTATCACCACTTTGATGAAAATAAATATCTAAAAGTGATATTTGGACTTTTTTATCAACCTCAAAATTATGTTGGTAATGCTACTGTGATAAGTCTTATCGGATGGGAATGGCCAAGATGGGATTTACAGGAATATGCAACTACAAAAAGATTGAAACGCTGGAAGACACTCGATCCTGTTAAACATTGGTGGCGAGTAAAGTTTTCGACCACACTTTGTAATATTTTAAACTGGGCTGATAAAGGACATTGCTAATGAGTTTTAATTGGAAAAGTTTAGTTCAAACTATCGCTCCTGTGCTAGGTACTGCACTGGGAGGCCCCTTTGGAGGAATGGCCACCAAGGCCATAGCTAGCGCAATTTTAGGAGAAGGCGAAAAAGCAACCGGACCAGAGTTAATCACCAAAATATCAGATGCTCTACAGCATGATTCTGATGCATTGATGAAGTTAAAAGCGGCTGACCAAGAATTCGATAAGGAAATGAAAGCCCTCGATGTAGACATTATGAAAATTGATGCAGAAGATCGAGCAAGCGCCAGGGATATGCAAAAAGCAAATAAAGCAATGATAGTTCCAATCTTGGCTGGTCTAACAGTAGCTGCTTTTTTTGCTGTAGTATTTTGGGTGTTAACTGGTAAGGTAACTCTCGAAAGCACGTTACTCGGTTTCATTCTTGGTCAGGTATCTTCAAAAGCTGAACAAGTTTATAATTTCTATTTCGGGTCTAGTGCTGGTAGCAAACGCAAGACCGAACAACTAGGAGCACTTAAATGAAAAAATTACTTTTAATACCCTTTATCGTTTTATTCGCGATGGCGAACCAGTGCGATACAGATCACATTGTGAATGGCAGTGTGTTGGTTGATGTTCCACAAACAACTGTCGAATTTGCACAAATCAATGGTATCAATTACATTCGGACAATTCAGGCAACGGTCGTAACAGGTTGCATGGCAATTGATTCATCAACTCTATATTCTGATGTATTTTCAAGTCTGACAGATCAAAACGTGTTAAGGCTAACAACATATACTGTTGAAGAATTATCTAATTGCCCACAATAAAAGAGAATCCTATGAAATTTTTAATGTTTGTTTTAATACTAGTTACAATCTGGACTCAGGCTGAAGCGCAAGACCCGCATCATTATCCTGATGCGACCGGAACGACTGATATGACCGAAACACCTAAAGTCACCAGCGCCGATGGGAACTACGGGTTGATGGCGCTTTCCGCGAGTGGTTTAGTATTCGGTTGCTGTAGACCTGATACATTACAATGGGCGGCAGCAGGTGCCTTCACTGAAGGAGGCAATCAATCTTTTACTGCTGGATTAGCAACTAACTTTGGTCCCGTTTTACTCAATGTACGATTTGCAGCTATTATTGACTCACCAAATAAAGAAAATGACTATGCTGTGATTGTAGGTGGATCAGGAGCATTTAAGTGAAACCTACAAAAGGACAAGCATGGGCAGGGGTAGTTATGATCGCTCTGCCTATAATTGGTTCACTTTTAGGTATTAAGTATGAACAAAACAATCCAACACCGGTTGAAAATACAACTAATCAAACTTTTGAATTAGGATCAACACGATCAGATCAAGACATTAAAGTTCTATGTAAAGAAATTTCTGATGCTAGTATGCTTAAACACATAACTAGCAGGAGACATTGAATTCGGGATGTTTTATTATCCCTTATATACGCATAATTTTGTGCGCTAACTTTGGAGGCCACTAATGGCAACTTTTGTAAAATATAACATTTTCGCGGTGGACCTCGCAGCTGGTGTCCACATTCTTACAACTGCTGGTTCGCAGTTAAAATGTGCTTTAACTAACACAACTCCTAATGTGGTAACACATTTAGATCTTCCTGATATTACTGAGATTGCATATACCAATTCTGATTTTGTGTCTGTGCAGGATACTGCTAATATCGGTTCTGAAACTCCAGCAGGTACTTGGGATGTTGCAGGTACTGATATTGTAATGGCTGCAACAGGAGCTGTAGCAACATTTCAATGGGTCGTTTTGTACAATGATACTGTTACGACTCCAACTGCGGATCGATTAATCGGTTACTGGGATTATGGTTCAGGCGTTACATTAGCAAATGGTGAATCTTTCACTATCGATTTCGGTGCTTCAATCTTTACCGTAACCTAATGGAATGCTTTGGTCGTAATTTAAATGACCATTGTTGTTACATCGAAGGAAAACAATGCCCCTTCTTGGAAGAAAATACCGAGAGGGGGCAACGATGGTCATGCCAGTTAAGACGTGAAACTGGTTCATGGGACGCTGCAATAGCGGACCCTAGATATACTGACGGCGAAAAATCGCCTGGTCGGTTCTTTAGTCGATTCTCATATAAAAATTGCCGTGATTTTCAGTGCAAAAATTGCATTGAAATCAAAGCCGGCACTATGACACTTGCTGAAATGGAAACTAAAAGGAACGTATAGTGCCTTTAATACTTACACAAACCAGAAAATGTGATGGGTCTTGTTGTAAAGCACATCCACGTTTTCCTAATGTTAAAGGTGATGATTGTATTTACCATAATATAAATATTGGTAAAGAAGAACTCGGTTGTGAACTTATGACCGGAACAAAAACATTAACACTCGTACAAGAAAAAGAAATGTCTTACGCTTTTTCTGACCGTGAAGCTAAACAAGT